TTTTTGCTCTTGCTCCAAGATTGATTCAGCGCTGTGTGGTGTTCCATCGAAGTAGTGAGTCACGACTTCTACTTTCCATTGCAAGTTGAACCACTCTGTAACCGCTGAACGCTCTGTCTTGATTACTTCTGTGTATTTTCCATCTTTGAAATAAAGGAACTCACCGCTCTTTGTTGGAGCGTTTGCCTTTTCTTTAGCAATTCGCTCAGCCTTCTTTGCGTCGCGTTCTGCCTTTGCTTGAGCCTTAGCAACTTTGTCTGCTGTGACGATTCGTGATGGACGATTCAAAACTTCTGCTGGAGCGCTTGGGTAACAAATTGTGCAAGCATCTTGACCAGCATCCTCAACGATTGTTTTCTCATCGTCGTTGCTGTACTGGATTAACCAGTTGTAACGAGTAGTTGGGAAACAAGTTGAGCAATCCATTGAACTGTGAACATGACCATTGCTGGCAAGAACTAAGAACGCTCTTGTCCATGGGTCTTGGTCGTAAATCGCATCTAACTTTTTGATTTCGATATTGACCTTGACAATTTCTGACTTAATCTTTGCAACCTTCTCAATAGATTCTTGAATCTTTTCTACTGAAGTTGGGTAATACTTTTCGTAAAACTTAACTGAATCTTCAGCACTCTCTAGTTTGCTGATTAAATCCCAACGCTTGTTGTACCAAGATGATAACTCTGTATCAATCTTGACTGCGAACTCTTTTGTCACGCTCATTGGGTCTCCTCTCATTTACAACCCCAGTTTAGCATGAATATCGCTCAAGGTACAATTAGCCCTAGTTCGTGTCCCCGTGTCCCCGTGACCCCTGTTCAAAGGGTCAAAATTGCGCTTATTCCGTATTCTCGCCATCTGTTCTTTGGTCTTTTGGTGGACTTTCTTGCCTACCGACTCAGCCTCAGCCTCTTGCGTAACTACGGCTCAATCCGTGGCTACCGCCTCAGAATCGGCTACCCTCTTGGCGCCCTCAGAATCGGGAACTGCCACTACCGCCTCCACTCCAGTAATCGTCCAAAATACCTGCGGAGGCGATGATGTCTCTTACCAAGTAGCCCTGCCTTCGGCTATCGATTTTCAAGGCACTACCTATAACGCTGTTTATGCAACTACAAACTCAACTATTGTTTTTGGTCAGCAAGATAATAATTACGCCACTTTTCCAAACGCACCTTCAATTTCTGTTAATGCTTATGACTGGGTAGTGCTTAACCCTAATAATCCAAATCCATCAAATAGTTATCCTGCTGGATGGCAAGCGGCTGATGAGCATTTAATTATTACTTCAAGCCAAGCGGGATTCCAAGTTGATTTAGCGGTCAGACCTTATGGACAAAATGCTTCAGCCAATCCACTTTCGACAATCGTGGTAACTGCATCAATCAATCCTGATAGCACTTTAACTATTACTTATCTTTCAAATGTTCAAGCGGGATTGCAAACTAGAACTGGTGTTCGTTTACCTGATGGTCGTGTTGTTTCTTTAGAAGAGGCTGGTCTTACTAGAGTTTATGTTGCACCTGTTGTAACTGCTGAAGCGATTGTTGAACCAACACCTTCACCTAGTCCCTCCACGGCTCCAACACCTCAACCATCGCCTCAGCCAACTGCAAGTCCTGAGCCTTCTCCGAGTCCGTCACCTGAACCAACGGTGAGTCCTTCACCAACACCGTCGGAACCATCGCCCACTCCTTCTCCGACACCTCAACCAACATCGGAACCAACGGCTTCACCATCTCCAAGCCCTGAACCTTCCGTAACTCCGACTCCTCAACCTGAACCGACCCCGCAACCTTCGCCGTCCACAACTGAACCCACACCTTCGCCATCGCCTACTCCTTCTCCCGAATCTTCTCCAACGCCGACACCCGTGCCTTCAAATCCCGAAGCATCACCTTCACCAACACCCAATCCAACGCCAACCCCAACCCCAACCCCGACAGAAACCACAACACCTGAACCATCGCCTACCCCAATTCCAATTCCGTCACCTGAACCAAGTCCCGAACCAATCCCTGTTCCGAATCCAAACGGTACCCCCGCGGTAGAGCCGACTCCCGTTCCAGTTCCGCAACCTGAACCTGTTCCTGTTCCTGAACCCACTCCCATTCCGTCCCCTGAACCTGCGCCAAATCCAAATCCTGTAACGCCAATCGAACCTGCCCCTGAACCTGTACCGCTCCCCGTTCCTGAGCCAGTTGTTCCGCCCGTTGAACCACCTCAGCCTGAACCCGTTGAACCCCCAACGGATACTGCCCCGATAAATCCCATACCCGAACCACTACCACCTATTGACCCACCCATCGAAGAACCATTGCCACCAATAGAAGAACCGCCGTCACCTCAAGAACCCGAAATAGAATTGCCACCTGTCGAGGAACCACCTGTTCTCGAACCACCAGTCGAAAACCCAATAGAACCAATCCCAGTAGAGCCACCGCAAGAAAATCCGTCCACAGAATCACCTGAGACCTCCGAAGTTTTAGAAGATGTTTTAACGGATGGAAAGATTACACCTGCTGATGCTGAAGCGGTAGTTGATTCATTGATGGAAGATGGCAAAGTAACTGAAGCCGAAGCAACTGCTTTGATTGAAACTTTAAGCGAGAACGGTTCTCTCAACACAGCCGAGAAAGACCTTGTTATCTCTGCCCTTGATGCCGATGGAAAGATTACTCAAGCCGAAGTTAATAATCTTTCAGAGACTCTTGCATCCGATGGAAAGTTCACTCCTGCTGAAAGAGAGTTTGTCGCTGATGTACTTATTGAATCTGCAAACGGTCAAGCGGTAACTGTTGAATCTATCGCCGAGGCTGGAATCACATTAGAAGATTTACCTGCCGAGACACCTGTTGAAGTTCGTCAAGATGAGAATGGCAACGAGGTTGTTATTACAGCCGAAGTCGCTGTTGCTTTAGAACTGCTTACATCGGCTGGAGATATTGTTACAGCAATTTTTGAAAGCCCTGCACAATTACTGTTTGCTATCGGAAACCTTGGAGCAGATATGTCTCCTGAAGAACGCGAAGAAGCAAGCAAGACAGTTATTGCCGCGACAATCGTTGGCAATATCGCTACAACTACAATGGCTACCGCAATCGGTAGTATCGGATATAGGAGACCAAATTGAAAGACTTCTTAAATGACCTCATCGGTCAAATATGGACAATGCTTGGAATGTTTGTTGCTTGGATTCTTGTTGATGGTGTTGCTAAAAATATCGTTGGTTATGCAATCCTAATTACTTTTGGTGTTTGGGTTTTGACTTACCCTCTTCGTCGGAAGAAGGATGACTAGCCTCTTCTGATTTAGCGAATGGACTAAATGCTCCATTGATTTCGTCGAGGGTTAGTTTCCCATCATCAAGATATTCTCGGGCTAACCTCTCGGCTACGGATGCAACTGCTAACAATCCAGCCATTGAAAGTGCCACCCAAGTTTCAACTCCAACAACGGCTCCAGCACCAAGAGTGCCAAGAGCGCCGACAGTAAACACCGCAACCATACGGGTCATGATGTCTTGGAATTTTTTCATATTCCAATTCTAGCCTATGCGACTTTTGCTAACTTTTCCTTCAACTCCGAATCAAACTTTTTCCTATCCTCGAGCCATTGCTTTCTTGATTCAGGGCATCGCGCTTTGACTGGCTTGTTCTTACCAACGACCTTGACGCCTTTGTAGTGGTAGGCACCCTGTAACGCGTCGGCAGATTCTTTGCCTAAGAAGTGTCGAACTAAATCGAGCAGACATGATGCGAACTCGGGTTTGTGTCCGTCGAGATTAGTTAAGTGGTGAGCGACCTCATGGAGAATCACATATTTTCCTCTAGCCCACTTTGGTAATTTAATTGCTCGCTTCCCGTAATAAATTGTGGCGCAAGCCTTTCTACGACCTCGACCATCGAGAACGACAATCGGACGCTTGGCTTGTATGCCGTATTTCTCGATTACATATTTTCGAGAAATGATTTTATCGACGAACTTCTGACACTCTTGGAGAGTCAAGGCTTCGCTGTACTTGATGCCCGACATCTCTTCTGCGGCATAGAGCCGACCTGCTTGGTCTTTGACTTTTGGCATATTTCCTCCCTTTCATTACCCATTATACCAAATGGGGGTTTGGAAATATCCCTAAAGTTGAGTCAGCCCCGCTCAACTTTGACTCGACACGCCACGATTTGACAGAGGAAACAGGCTTTCTTGATTGGCTTTATTAACCCCCGTTTGGTATACTCAGAGATGTCCGAGAGGAGGACGAAATGGAAAAGTGCGTGAAATGCGGGGTCGCCATTGAAAAGATGGAAGTCTTTCCAAAAGGCGTTTGTTTGGCTTGTTATGCGGTGGAGTTTGAAAAGGAATTCCAAAGCGCGTTAAAGATTGCGAGGTTCAAATAATGGCTCTTGACTACAAAGGTTTTGAGTGGGGCGAAAGAATTTCTGCCGACCAAGATTCTGTCGATAGATTCCTTCACGAAGGTTTAGTCCCACAATCACCATCTGTCGGAGATTTACATAGCGCCGCTGAATGGATAGCAACTTATGGTGCTGAAAATTCTGAGGACGCTCAAGGATGGGCGAATGTCGTTGCGTTCTTGATTTTGACTGCCGAATCTAAAGAGAAGCGTTCGGTCTTGGCTCAGGCAAAAAAGAAGTTTGCCGAGGCTAACGGAATTCCTGTGTCGCAAGTCAGAATTAACAGGAATAACTAACCCTAGTTATGATATACTCAGATTGTCCGAGAGGGGGCAAAATGGAACAGCAAGAAAAGGAAAAGCAAGAAAGATTGGCTTATCAAAAAAGGTTGTTGCAAAATCCTGAGTTTCTAAAAATGTTAGAGGCTGAGGCTGATTTTGAGAGAACTGCCGCTTTTGGTAGCGGGGTCAAACTTGTCAATGTAGTAACTGGCGAACGATTTACAACTAAGTAGAGGGAGGTTAAAAATGACAACAGCAACAGGTCGTCCTTTTAACGAGGACGAATTGATTAAACAAATTGGTCACATGAACATATTGGCAATTTCAGGTGGTCGCGTCATTGTTGTAAAAAATAATGATGGCGAAACAATCGAAGTTGAACTTAAGTGCGGTGCTGGTTACCGAGTTTCAATCGCATTGGGTTGGGACGATACCTACACAGTAACTCGCCAATATGTCCGTAAAGGAACTGTTTTCAACAAGGGGACAGTCGAAGGCGTGTACTGCGACAACATCGGAGAAGTTGCTTACAAAGCATCTTGCTTCCGTTCCTACGAATTTGGAAAGGCGGTTGCGTAATGAAATTCCTTACTTACATCAAGGCTCCAAACACAACAAACGGAAATCCTCAACGCGGATGGATTGTCTCCGATTCAACTGGTAACTTCGAACGATTTATTGATGAGGGCTACGAAGGTCGCGGAGCAATCGCCAAGGAATTGTGGGATGGCGCTCAAGAGATAAACAGCGGTTATGGCATCTTGGTTCAATCATCTGAGTACAAGCGATGGAAGAAAATGAAGTCGGAGGTAGCGGTATGACACTCGAAGAAGCAAAGAAGATTGTTGGCAACCAGCCAACTTGGGCTTTGAAGAATATGGTCAAGGCTCTTCAGATGTTGCCATGGCGCAATACAACCGAGGACGAGCAGAGACTTCTCGCCGCAAAGGTTGTTCTTAAAGAGAGGAACAAGAAATGAGCAACTGGAACTATTCTCAATCACAATTACAAAAACAGAAAAATAGCGCTAAGAGAATGAGCCAATCTCCCTGCAAGTGTCTTGTTTATCATCCAGCACCAAACACCGAGGACTTTGAAAACCTCTACAAAGAATGGTCTGCCGATGGCTCAAAAGCATTGATGGGAATGAGAGAAAGTCGTAATGCTCTTCTTGCTCAACTAATAGCGAATTGTCCTTATCAGCAAAAATAGTTTATACTGGGGTTTAATAACGAGAGGAGTAACAATGGAACACGCAATTTTGGTTCATTCGCCTGAGTATGCGAATTGGATTTTTGACCCAACGCATCCAACTCAAGGGCGTAGGTTTCTTCATGCTCGTAATCAAGTCATGCTGGAATCGCAAAAGCGTCACTTAAATGTTTGGGAGATAGAACCTCAACCATGCTCAACTGATGACCTACACCTAATTCATGAGATGGGCTATGTCTTTGATGTAACTGTCCGCGGTGAGTGCGATGAATGGACAGGACAACGCCACGACTTAGGCGAGTTAGCCAAGATGTTTGTGAGCGGTACTTTGACTGCCCTAGATGTTTTGCTTGATAAGAAAACTCTACTCGCTGTTAATTTCGCTGGAGCCAAGCACCATGCGATGCGTGATTATGCCAGCGGGTTCTGCGTCTTTGCTGATTTTGCTATCGCCGCAACTAAAGCAACGAATGAGTATGACCAGCGAATCGCTATCTTTGATTGCGATGCTCACCATGGTGACGGTACAGAGATGTTACTTAAATCCAATAAGAATGTTCTGACTTATTCAGTTCATGAGTATGGAATTTTCCCAGGCACGGGTTTGCTCAGCGATTGGAAAAATCGCGCTTACAACTTCCCGCTTGCCGCAGGGTCAGGTGACGATGCTTTACTCAGCGCTACCGAGGGATTCCTTCAAGCGTGTGAAGAGTTTCAACCTACAATGATTTTTGTTGCGTGTGGTGCCGATGGCTTAGCCGATGACCCACTATCAAATCTCATGTATACGCCCGAGGGATATTTCAACTCAATGCGCCTTATCCGTGAACAGTTTCACAATCTGCCGATTCTCTTAGGCGGTGCGGGTGGGTACCTTCCTGATACGGGAACTCCCGAGGTATGGAAAAACGCCACGCTTGGATTGATGGCTGTTCAAACCGAGGTTGTAAAACCCTAACCGTTACGATTGGTGCCATGAACCCACCAAAAAAACTGCTGACACAAAACAGCGAGTTAAAGCCTGACGGAATCTTTAACTGGACTCTTCCTGCCTTTGCCATAAAATTAACAGATGGAAGCAATTTTAATGTTTGTCCGCAAGCAGGAGCCTGTTCAAGTTTTTGTTATGCAAGAAACGGCACTTATCTGTTTCGCAATGTGCGCTCGCGCCATATCTTAAATCTTGAATATGTTTTGAACTATCCCGAGCAATGGTTTGAGCAGATGTTGGCTGAAGTGCAAAAGCCTAAGATGATTGGCAAGCACATTCGAATTCACGATGCTGGAGATTTCTTCTCTGAAGATTATCTCAACCTATGGTTGAAGATTGCTCGAGCAACTCCCGATGTCACTTTCTACTGCTACACAAAAGAGGTTGCACTATTCAAGAAAGTCGTAGAGCCTGACTGCCCTGCTAACTTTCGCTACCTTTACAGTATGGGCGGAAAGCAAGACCATTTGATTAACAAAGAGACTGACCGCCATGCTGAAGTCTTTCCCGATGATGTCGCTATCTTAGATGCTGGATACTCGAGCCAAGATGCAAGTGACTTATTGGCAATAACTCTGCCAAGCAATAAAATCGGCATACCTGCCAATAACATCCGCCACTTTAATAAAAAGTTGGCTGGTCGTACTTTCGGGGATGTTCAAGATGAGATTGACCAAAAGCGCAGAGTTAAACTAAGCGGGGCATAATGACAACAATCCTTGCCATTCAACATCCCGACAAAGTTTCTTTAGGCGCTGACTCGCAGGTGACTGCTGGCAATGGGCGAACTGCTAACCATCCTCAGATGGTGAAGATAAGTCAAAAGGGTGATTACATAATTGCGGGTGCTGGAGAATGTGCGCCTTGCGATATTGCTCAACATATATGGATTCCACCAACTCCAACGGTTAAAGACTGGAATGACCTTTATCATTTCATGATTGCCAAGGTTGTCCCGTCTCTCAAAGCCTGTTTCAAAGAGAATGAATACAAGTGGGACTCCGACGATGATGAAGCAAAGTTCTCTTTCCTTGTTGCTATTGGTGGAGAGATATTCGAAATAGCCGATGACTTCTCGGTGTGTTTGGACACAAAAGGTTTCTACGGTGTTGGCTCGGGTTCTAGTTATGGAATCGGTGCGCTATCGGCTGGAGCCTCTCTAGCCAAGGCTCTTAAGATAAGCGCAGACAATGACGCCTACACATCTGCCCCATTTATTTATTTCAATCAACTCAAGCGAAAAGTTGCACCATCGGTAAAGAAGTAGTATCCTAACCCTAGTTGTATATCCTTACAACAAGAGAGGAATCTATGGAGAATCAACAAGAGATGATTGACCAAAAGTTCAGTCAGATTGTAAACAAGCCAACAATTAAGATGAAGCGTCCACCAGCAAAGTTCCCTGAACTTCGTTACCTATGGGGCGTTACCCTCTTGGGTAGTTTCGTTCTTATTGTTATTAGTTCGGTAGTTACTTCGATTATCGAAGCCCTGTAATCCGCACACGCAGATTACGCGGGACTCAAAGTAAGTTGGATTAGGGACGGGGATTACTCGGTAGCAATCAGCCGAGTGATTCTCGTTCTTCCATATATCGTTCAGGGTCATAAATAGTTATCGCCTTCGCAATCAAGTGAGGTTGCAATGTCTTTGCATGGTGACCACAAAAGTAAAGTTCACCGTTTAGAAAAGTTGCCCCGACTTTAGCCTTGGCTCCACATCTATCACAGGTTTCGAATACTTCTAAAGGCACTCGAACTGTTGTTGTCATTTTTTCTTCTCAGGCGGATATTTTTCAATTCGCTCTTTAATTCTGCCGTCTTTGTAAAGTCTAACTATCCAGCCGTCTTTAATCTGTATTGGATTAAAAGGATGTTTAGTTTTAGCGCTTCCCTTGGACATTACTTGAGTCGCCCTGCATTTGAATCATTGACTGGACCTCCGACAATCCAAGCCCGACAAGTGCGAGCGCTCGCACACTTAAAATCGAAAGCCTCGCAATATCCCAACTCTCCAGCCTCGGTGACATCCCAAGCGGTTTGGCGAGTGTCGCCTTGGGCTAATCCACCTTCGATACATTGAAGCATCGCCGAGGTTTGGATAAACGCCGCACAGTTCCCGCATCGCTGTTTCTTGGCTTCCTCGGCGCTAACGCCCCATTCAGCCCCCATCTTTGCCCAGTAGTCATCATTAGGTTCGGACGGGTTCAAAGGACCGTACAGAGCCGTTTGAATGGCTTTAGCACGGTTCTCAAGGTTGGCTCTTACATCCTGAGTCGCTGTTGGGCATGAAGCCTTCAATAGAGCGGAGACTGCTGGCGTAAGAGACATGGGATAAGGGTATCAGGCGAACATCTGTTCGAAAAAAATAGTTGTTGAATTGGGATGATTATTAACCCCCGTTGTGTTATACTGGTGTTGTAAGTGAGAGAGAGGAAATGACATGGCTCAGAAAGCGGTCAAGAAGATTGGTCAGTATCGTCTTTACAAAGTAGAGGGCTACGGCATCTACGAAATCTACTACGGCACAAAGGCAACTGGTGTTCATGTAGAAAACATCGCTAACAAAGAAAACTTCGAGTGGGCTGTTGGCGAAATCAAGAGAAGCGTTCAACAGGCTGTTAGAGAAGGTTACGGAATAGGAGTAAGCAACTAATGACTACAACAATCGAAAAGGTAAAAGTTACGCCTAAAGTCGGCGACATTCTTTACTCATCTTGGGGCTACGACCAAACCAACATCGAGTTCTTCAAGGTGGTTAAGGTCAGCGAGTTCTCCGTGTGGATTCAAGAGATTGGCAAGAAGGTCGTTGAGGTCACAGGTTGGGCGCATCAAAATGTGGTGCCAGTTGATTCCCCTGAATATCAGGTTCGCAACTGGGACAACGAAAAAGATGATTGGGACAATGTGAATCCATTCATCACAAAGACTCATCCAATCCAACGCAAGAAGATTCAGGCTTACGGAGATGGCTACGGCGTCAGCCTTAACTCATTCTCATCGGCTTGGTTATGGGACGGAAAACCAAAGGGTCAAAGTCAGACTTGTTAGATTATTAACCCCAGTTATGATATACTGGACTTGTTCTTAGAGAGGAGAACATCGTGAAAAGTAAAGAAATTAAAGTAGGCAGTATTTATGCTTACAAGCGTTATAGAAGTTACAGCGGACTTGCTTGGGTCAATGCGGTCAAAGTAATTGCCGTGGGCAAAAAGAAAGTCGAGATTAAATTCGTAGACAAAGTTACATTTGAAGAGATTGATGTTTCTAACCCTAGGTACTACGGTGCCAAATCTGAATGGGTTCCTCTTTCTTTCATCAAGGGCGAATACCAAGAGTATGTTGAGCAGATTAAGCAAGAAGAGGCAGAGCGCCAAATCTTGTTTGCTGGATACGCCAAGGAAAGAGCAGAAAGGGAAAAGTTCCAAAAAGAAGTTTACGAACCTGCGTTTGCTGAACTTCTAACACAATTAGAGGGTTTGGTTGAGTATGTGAATCCTTACGATTCATTGAACTCCTTGCCTTATGACTTAGTAGTAAAACTATCTGAAATCTTAAAAGAGAAGGCGGTAGCGTAATGGGGTGGGATGTAACTAATGTCGGAAGCAATTTCACAACTCGAGCATTTATCGAGTATTACATCCGTCGGACTTATGACGGAATCTATGAGAGCGTCAAGATTTTTGAGGGCAAGAATGTAGATGGTCAAAAGGCTTTCTATGTAGCCCTAAAGAAACTTGAGGATAACTCAGTCTTTGCGTGTGTGATTTTAACTCAGCGCAAGAATGGTCAGGTATTCACCAAGGTCATAGGCGAATCAGAAGAGCCTTTGTACTACGAGGCTCCTGAATCATTCATCAAGGTATTAACTCCAGCATCAACGAACGGCGGTGCTTGGTGGAGAAATAGATGTTTAGAACAACACTTAGAAAAGGAGAACGCATAAAATGGGGTACACACATTACTGGAAGTTCAATCAACAGCCATCGGCTGAAAAGTTCGCTGAGTTCGTTGAAGGCGTCAAGCAGATAACTGCAACAGCCGATGAAGCAGGAATTCCAATCGGGGATGAAAAGTACGAATCTAACTATGTAAGTTTCAACGGCGTAGCAGATGGAGCGCATGAGAGTTTCTATATTGAACTCCCTGTTGGCGATGAGAGGTACGACGATGGATTCTGTAAGACAGGCGAAAAGCCTTACGACACAGCCGTGACTGCCTCGCTCATCCTTGCTAAGAAAATCTTTGGTGAGGACATTACGATTCGAAGCGATGGCAACTGGACAGATTGGGAAGATGGGCAACTGCTCTATGAATCTGTTTACGACATCCAGCCTGAGAGCGTCTTAGCGTGAGCGACGAGATACTCAATGAACTTGTGGATGAGTTTGGCACGGGGATTCTCTCGTCATCTCATCCACATACGGGTTTAACTCTGAGGCAATGTCAGATTTTGTACAACAAGTACGGACTTGAAAAAGGTATTGAGATAATCAAAAGGTGGAAAGAGTTAAACGCTTTGAGAGACCTTAAGTAAGTCTGCAACTGTGATTGTGAATCCCTTGGTTGAATACTCAGGGCGGTTCATCTCACGCCTTACTCCGTAAAACGCTACCGCCTTGCTAACTCTTTCGGTAGGTACTGTCAGCACGGAATCTTCAAGGATAAATGACCAATGGCTTGCCTTGGTTGTACTGATGCCCGATGCGTACCAGCAAGCAAGGACATCTGACCAGCACTCGGTTTCAATGTAGAGATTGCCTGTTTCTTTCCAGCGCCTATCTCGTTTGACTTCGACTGTTTCAATCGGTGCGGTTAATAGTGAATTGACTATAACCTCGCCTTCTTGCCCGAAGCGTAAATCTAAATCCCAATCAGAGCGACTCATAATGTTCCCCATTGATTTGACTGCCCAATAGATATTGGCGCGATGCTTTGAATAACTGAACGGTTTTCATAGAGTGCTAAGAGTATTGCTTCAGCACGGTCAGGGGAAGCCACGCCCCGTTTCTTCATGTCTATCTTTGATTCAATAACAACTCGACCCGACGCATCCGATGTATATGTTGGTCCTGCCAACTGCGAGAGGACGAACCTATCTACATTCAATCGCACATCCTGTTTACCCTCTTTAGGTTGCAACATCTGTCGAGCGTTCCACCACATCTCGGCTCTTTGATTTTTGAACTTGGCTTGGTCTTTAGGCTTCTCGGCTACATTGACTCCAATGATGTCAGCGGGTAACTGGCGCTCCTTGACCCATCTATCCAACATAGAGACAACACCCCAACCTAATCCGATGGTATCGACCTTAACTCGAACTCGGTCTCGCAATTCGCGCTCGCTATGTATCTTGACGCAATTCTCAATCTCTCGCATGACCACACCTGCTACATCAACTGCGTTGGCATTTTGTTTACCCGATGAGCGATGGACGATGCTAACTGCATAACCATCTAGGCGAGCAATAACGAATTCATCTCCACCATCTGAAGCAATATCAACTCCAAGTTTAATTATCTTTGATTCAAGTGGCTCTTCGTTCTCTGTTGATAATTCAGCCCAAGCAAAAGGGATGACCTTGCCTGTACTCGACTTAGGGAACTGCGCCATAACACGGGCTTCAACGAATGGAGAATCCTCACCGAACTCAGAGATAACATCATTCACCCAAGTTTGGTCTACGAGGTGCGTCTTGACTTCATGCGCTTCAATGTAATCAGGACATGAGCGACATCTGCCTGTTGGCTCACCCGTAAAGTTTGGTGTGTCATAGGCACCAATCGAAATGATGTTATAGAGCGGACTCGAACAGATACGCTCGAACCAAGTTTGTTCTGTATCTGTTGGCGGGTTACCAAGGACAAGTAGTTTCGTGTTACCGCCTGTCATAAGAGACTCAAGTGCGCCACCGATTGTGTCGGATAAACCTCCAGCCTCATCAACTACGACCAGCAAGTTAGGTGCGTGAATACCCTGCACCGCTGTTTCATCATGAGCGCTTGGACTAAATCCATAACCAACTACGGTTCCATTTATTTTCCATTGAACTGTATCGGCTTCCCCAGGCAGATTATGTTTAGCATGAACTCTTCTAATATGCGGCCACATAATGTTTCGAACCTGTCGATGTGTAGTCGCTGTTGTAATTGCAACCGCTGTACCTGCGGGATGTGTAGATAACCACCACGCTACTGCTCTCGCCGCTAAGTGAGATTTCCCAGGCGCGTGACAAGCGGGAACTACTGTTCTTTTATTTTGTGTTAATGAAGTGAGAATCTCTTTTTGTTTACTCCATAGAGTTTCGCCTAGCCCTTGCTCAACGAATCCAACTGGGTCGTTCTGCCATCTAGCCCAAGGGTTATCTAACTCAGCATCAAGGATGACCAACAAGGCGTGACGCTCATCAGGTGTAAGCATGGCAAGCAACTCGGCTTGCTTCATGGAATCACTTTCGAGGAACTTATCGAGAAGTCTCTCGGTCATGAGTTAAGCGCTCTTTGTTTTACGGGACTCAAGGACTTTGGCTATCTTCTCTTGAAGTTCTCCCATGGTGACTGTAACTCTTACCTCTGACACGGAATGAGATAGAACTTCTTGCTTATCTATGCGACCAAAATCTTCAGGCACTTGACGCTCTAACCACCAAGCGGATGCTTTCCAATCTCCTTGACTCGCCGCACTTGATACGACTGCCACCTTTTTAGCGATTGCTTCCGCTCGCGCCCGTGTGAGAGACTCCAAAAAATCTAAATATATTTTCTCCTCGGGTTTAGGTT